GAGGGATTTTAATTGAGCACAAGGAAAGCGCAATGAAAGACAGAGATAACGAAGATTGCGTTCAAGAAGCAAGATCGAAAGGTAAGCGTGCGTTTCGAAGTGGAACCCCACGAGAGGGTAATCCTTACCCGATAGGCACCAGTGATTATCGGTGGTGGGATGATGGCTTTTGCACCGCGCGTAAAACGTCGGTTTCTGAGATACCCGAGCCTGACGAGTATTGCGCTGGATGTTGGTACATCAAATGCCGGTGCAACGAACCGCATCCGTTCACTCCGAACGATGAAGGCTTTTGCACTTGGTGCGGGTCGTGCGCGGAGAACGCGCCCAGCCACACGTTCGTATCTGACACGGGAGATAATGATGGGCATTAGCACATACGCACAACGGATCATCGACGAGAAGGACGCCGAGATCGAACGGCTGCGGGGTGCGGTTGAATACGCCATGCAGATGTTTAGCAGCAAGCGTCCGCCCGACCCCGACCTTGTGTTTGCGGCGCTACAGCAAGCCTTAGAACCGTCCACTTGTGGAGACGAGAAATGATCGTTCGTGATTTGCCGATAGGGGCGACTTTCAAGTTCGTGGATCGGTTTCCTGACGAACGACACGGCATGTCTGCAACGCGGACGTACATCTACCGTAAGTTAGCAGAGGAAGTCGAAATTAAGCGCATGACGCCTGTTCAGAAGATTCGCACGACGCATGTTCGAGACGATGGCACGGTGGTCTTTGATTACAACCACGGGGCCGCAGCGGTGTCTTACGTGGACGCCATGTTGCCAGTCTCCTCCGATATTGCCGGGAGTTCTGACGATGGCTGAATGCCAGCGATGCGAGGGGCGCGGCCATGCGCCGGTCGCCCTGGGCGGAACCGAGGGACGCTTCTACAACCACGTCCACATTCAACTGAGCGGGGAATGCCCGTTCTGCGAGGGAAGCGGCAAACTGCCAGATCACATCGACCAGTGGCCAGAGCGAACACCCCCGTCCGTTTCTGAGGAGAAAGACCGTGGCTGATCTGACGCCCAACCAGCGCCGCGTGCTGAAAACCATGAACGGTATTCGATGGGAGGGGTCCCCCGCTGTCTGCTCGTTCAAACTGGTTGCAAGCAAAAGCGGTCTGTCCCGCCCGAGCGCCAAGCGTGCCGTGCGCCAACTGGCCGACATGGGACTGGCGGAATACTCGGCAATGTTCAACGACGACGGGATGATCTGCGGCTCAGGCTACATGTTGACGAGCGAGGGTGAGGCCGAAGCGTCGGTTTCTGAGGAAGGAGATAGGCCATGATGTTCATGTTCAAAGGCGGCAATATCATCCCCGTAATGAATGAGCGCCATCGGTGGCTGTGGCATAAAGATGTGCTTAGTAAGTCGGAGCGTAAAGAACTGGATCAGTACCACAAAAAGATCACAGAGCTTATGACTTCTTTAACAGCCCTTGATGACACTATCTCAGCGATGGCAGGAACTGGATTAAAATACACACCTGAGTTTCGTGAAGTTCTCGAAGCCCGTAACGATCTGGCGGGTAGCTTAGGGTTGCACCCTCGCATAGTACATGACATCACGTGATGTCAAAAGGAAGAGCATGATTACGTTCGACTTCGAAACCAAATCGTATGCCGAGCTAAAAAAGGTCGGGGCTTGGTGCTACGCGGAAGACCCAACCACAGAGATCGTGTGCTGCGCGTATGGCATCGACGCCGAACCAATTCAAACATGGTGGCCGGGCAAGAGATTGACCGGACCGCAGGCATGGCACGGCCACATGTACCCGCTGCCTATGCCATTCGATCTCTACCTAGCGATATCGGCTGGCGATACAATCGAAGCGTGGAACGTAGCCTTCGAACGCGCAATCTGGGCTAACATCATGGTCCCTACGCACGGCTGGATAAACGTCCGGCACGAGCAGTGGCATGATACGATGGCGGCGGCGGCGTACTACGCACTGCCTCTGGGGTTGGATCAATGCGCTCGTGCTCTAAAGATCGGGGGGAAGAACCCGGAAGGCGGACGCCTGATTACAAAGTATTCGAAACTTCATCTTGATACGGCGCATAAGCTGAAGGTGAAGCGAGAAGAAGCTGGTCTCCCTCACATCCCCGACAATGAGTGGGTGCCTTGGCGAGAGATGACGAAAACAGAAAGGGATAAGAACCCGAACGCCAAGGAAGACGGCGGGTACTTCAATAACGACTTCGGATTGTTTGTCGAGTACTGCATCGATGACGTGAAGAACGAACAGGATGTCAGTGATTTCCTTGGTGATCTACCTGCGCAAGAGCAAGAGATATTTCATCTTGACCAAAAGATCAATCTTCGCGGTATCAAGCTGGATGAAGTGTCGATAAGCAACGCACGCCATGTGGCCGAGCAAAGGGCGCAAGACCTATCCGAAGAGTTCTTTAAGTTGACCGGGTACAAGCCTTCTCAAACTGTAGCTTTAATGGATTGGTTTAAAGAGCAAGGCTACGATCTCGATAACATGCAAGCGGACTATCTTGAAAGCGTGTTAGAGGGCGATGAAGATGTCACCTTAGAGGGCGACGCACTTAAAGCTGTGCGTTTGCGGCTGAAGTTCAACAAGGCTTCGACCAAGAAACTGGACGCCATGTTACGTCAGCGGGCGAAAGATGGCCGTGCCAAGTTTCAGATGCGATACCATGGCGCAAGTACCGGGCGTTGGACTGGCTCTGGGTTTCAGCCCTTGAACCTTGTGAAATCTTACGAGAAGGTGCCGCCCGATAGACTAGTTGCAGACATCAGTTTCCGAGATGCTGAGTACCTAGACATGGTGTACGGCGATGCCATGGAAGCGGTGAGTAAGGCATCTCGCCACCACATCATAGCTGAGAAAGGCCATCGCATTATCGCTGGCGATTTCGTGTCTATCGAGGCCGTGCTTCTAGCTTGCACTGCCGAAGAGACATGGAAAGTGGAAGCGTTCCAGCGCGGCGATCCTATCTATGAGTTGATGGGGTGCAAAATCCATAACTTACCAGACGAAGCCGTCGCGCTAGCGAAGAAAGATAAGCAAGCTTTCAAGGACAAGTATCCGGTCGAACGCTTCGATGGCAAAACAGGCGAACTTGCTTTTGGCTACCAAGGTGCGCTGGGCGCATGGCGTAAGTTCGATAGCAGCGACCGATACACTGATGAACATATCATCGAAAACATTTGCAAGCCATGGCGGCAGGCACACCCTGCGATCACCCAATACTGGAAAGATTTGGAATGGGCAGCTAAGCAAGCGGTAGACAACCCCGGCAAGGAGTTTGGCGTCGGACCCATCGGCTTCAAAGTCATCGATGAGTGGCTATCCATGGAGCTACCCAATGGCAAGCGCATCTGGTACTACGAACCGAAGTTGAAATTGGGCTGGCCACAGTGGCACAAGCCTAAAGAATACGATGAGTGCGCGGACGGAACATGCGATTGCAAGAAGGTCTTGAAGCTATGCTACATGGCCCAGAAAGAAGGGCAGTGGCGCGTCACCTATACCTATGGGGGCAAGCTAGCGGAGAACGCTACACAGGCCACGTCACGTGAAGTTCTGGTGCCTGCTATGAAACGCCTAGAAGCGGCAGGATACCCCATCGTCTTGACCGTGTATGATGAAATCGTATGCGAAGTGCCAGATGGCTTCGGCGATGTTAAAGAGTTCCAAGAGATCATGCGAGAACTACCGGGAGATTGGGCTAAAGGGTGGCCGATCAACGTGGACGTATGGGAGGGCGAGCGTTATCGCAAGTAATTATGATTGAAGTTTGGAAAGATATACCAAAAACTAAAGGTTTCTATCAAGTGAGCAACATGGGGCGAGTCCGTTCTGTGGACCGCAAGGTAAAGCATCAAAGATATAATAAAAAAATATTCTATAAAGGTCGAGTTCTGGCGACAGGTCGCAAGCTATCGAAAGGATACCCCATAGTTGTTTTAAGTTTAGGACCAAAACAGATAACTAAAACTGTGCATAGACTGGTGGCCGAAGCGTTCGTACCGAACCCTCAAAAACTCCCTGTTGTAATGCATAAAGATGACGATCCGTTGAACGCGAAAGCATCTAATCTTGAATGGGGTACAAACACAGATAATATGAGGGATAAGAAGTGCCCGCATTGTGGCAAGCATATCTATAAAGGAGCTTATGATGATAGCCCTGCTTAAGGAAGCCATCTATAAGTGGCTGAACCCCGTGCAGTATACGAACAAGTACAGCGTGATTGTGACATCACGTGATGTCTACTACGACTACGAAATATGGGATGATTACGAAGGCAAGGTTGTAGTTGATGGGTTTGTATGGGGCGGGGACTACTGCCTCGTGCTGGCAGACAAAGAAACATGAAGATCAGGAAAGGAAAAACATTTGTCTAGAAGAGTGATAGGTATAGACCCCGGCCTATCTGGGGCAATCGCCATCTATGATGGTGAAGAGATCGATGTGTGGGAGATGCCCCTGCGTACTGTGGCCAAGCAACGCCGCCGCACCGTGACAAGGCAAGTACAAGGAGAGAAGATCAAGAGCAAGAAGATGGTTGAAGTAGGGCAGAACTATGTCGATGAAGAAGGTCTTCACGAGCTTATGCTTGATAAGAAATTCAACGGCACTGCTCCACGGGTATACCTAGAAGAAGTACATGCCATGCCTCAGCAGGGTGTCACATCGATGTTTAACTTTGGCATGGCTTACGGTATCGTACGCGGGATGTTCTCAAGCTGGGAGTACGAGATCGTAGATGTTCGCCCGCAAGAATGGAGGAAGTATCTCGATGTTCTGCCTGATAAGGAAGGCAGTATTATCACGGCCACTGCCCTGATGCCTGATGGTGTTGGAGAATGGCACTCACATGACGGCAAAGCCGAGGCTGCGCTGATCGCTTACTATGGATGGGAGAAAGAGAATGAGCGTTAAGGACCATATCGAGAACAGCGGCAAGAGCATACCGCAAGAGCGCATGAAAGAATACGATCATCCGTTGGATAACTTTCGACGGATCGATCTTATCAAGCAGGCGGTCAAAGACTGTGAGGACGCAGAAATACGGCACGCGCTTGAGATGATCGGTGTCAAGATGGCGAGGCTCGTGACTACGCCGGATCACCAAGATAGCATCGACGATATCCAAGGATACGCCGAGACGATCAACATGATCTGGCAGAAGCGCAAGAACCTAGAGCGTTCTTTAGTCGTGCCAGAAGGGCACTCTGTCCCCGCCCCGCCTAAACCTCTTGTGACATCACGTGATGTCACACCAGAGAAAGCAAGCACCAGTCTATTAACCAACGAGCGTTTCGGGACTGCGGACCACGCCACCGCGATGGATATTATATCGCGTGATGCCGCCCCAAAGAAAGCAATGCCTGATCCCGTATTCGTGGGCTTCCCCGTCTTCGTTCCGGGGATCGAAGAGCGTCCTCCGCAGTGCGAGATGACACCCCGCGCCATGATTGATGGCGGCGGCTACACGTGCAAGCGTTGTAACTACGACATAGCGGTAGGAGCTTTAAGAGAGCCTATCGAGTGCCGTCGCTTCTGCGAGCACGCTAAAGAATGGGGCGACTGCCCCGACTGTCGCCATCGAACTAGCGTAACGTCTTAGGCGGCTCCTGCCTGTTACGGTCGCCGTACCACCAAACGAATGCGGTGGTGAACAGGTAAGTGAACGACGCGATGAAGTACATGGTTACAGCCTGCGCCTGCTCCGGCGTGGGCTGTATCGCGTAGGTCTCCAATAACTCACGGTACTGCCAGTACATAAGCGTATTCAAGATGGCCATGTATAGGGTCAAGCCGGGGCGCATGGCTCCCCGGAAGAAGTCGAGAAGCAGAAGCAGGAACGAGGATATGTTCTGTAGGAACCCGCCGACTTTGCCTTCGGTGAAGGTACGGCCTTCGGAGAACAGCTTCGGCTCCGTCTGGTAAGACGCCGCGTGTGCCTTGGCGCTGGCGATATCGTCAGCTTCTTCTCGTTGGATATCCGCTATGGCGATAGCGTTCTGCCCTTCAAGTTTCAGGGTTTCGATATCATGCTTACGTTCTTCCGCCCGCTCCTTGGAGCGAAGCTCGAACATCTTTGCCTCGTGCTTGCTCTTCAGCCACGTGCCAACGACGCCTGTGATGCCGCCGAGGACTGTACCAAGGCCACCGCTCATGAGGTTAAGAATGAAATCCATCGTTCCAAATCTCCAATTTAAAAGCTTGTCGTTTCATCGTGTCTTCCAGTAATCGCACCGCTGGACGCGAAATCAGTACGGCCTTCTGATCCTTGATAGCGCCCAGCTTTTTACCCAGCGCAATACAGCCATATAGGTGGGACTTGTACCCCTTGCTTCGGTCGCCCATCAGGTTCGCAGGATGGATGCGGATACCTGAGCGCCCCGGTACTTCCGATACTAGATACATCTCTCGTTTGAACGCCGGGCTGTAGGTCCACAGTACAGTGTAGGAACCCTCCGGGATACACGATACGTTTGCGGCATTCTGTCGGTCCGGTAGCTCGCCTGTGAAAGCCCAAGTATCTCCAAAGAACATACGCCCGAAGGTGCCTTGGTCCCCGGTCTCGAACCTTTGCAGAAACACAGTAGGCATTAGTCCGCGCATTCCATGAACATGGCCGGGTCGAGTGATGCTTTCGCAAGTGCGCGTTCGTTGGCTTTCTGAAGACACCAGCGGATTTCATTCTTTTGCTTGAACAACGCATCTTCGACACGCCACTCAACAACAGCATCCGGGTTGACGGCTTTCTGAATATACTCAACTGAGAAGTACAGGCGGGCGACAGCCGCGACAGCAACAAACGTGAAGCAGATAAGGAACCAATATTGCTTCAGAAACAGGAGAGCCGGATTTGCGCGACGGTCCTCGGTCATTGTCCTACCCCCTGTGTGTAGATGTACGCAACGAGAGACAACATGATAAGGATGGTGCCGCCGAGCACAGATAGAATAAGCTTGTCGAGCCTCGCATGTACTCGCCCGGTCGAGGATTGGATAGAAGCCTTAATTTCAGCCAGCGTGGTCTTAGTGTCCCCCTCAAAAGCTTCTCGGCGGTCATTCTGTGCTTCGCAGTAGCGCTCATGCGCATTTATCTGTTGCTGTAGCATCTCAAGACCATGCCTTGCTGTGATGTCAACTGTCTCGTTCATCTTGCTTCTCCTTATACTACAGCAAGGCAATGCCGCCATACAGGGCCGCACCTGCTAGGAACTCGGTCAGATATGCCCACCAGCCACCTACACTAGAGAAGTAAACATTCTTGACGTAGTAATAGGCAGCGACAACTGAGACTGGCACAAACCACAGTGGCCATGTGTCGGCGATGGGATAAACTCCGGCGACTAGCGGGGCTACCGCAAGCACGCATGGCGTTCCATAGTGGATCAGCATCTTGAGCCAGCTTTGCCACGCACCGTCAGGGAAGCCACGAACCAGCGCGTACCCGACGAAGCCGCCCACCCACAGGGTGATCCAGTGAAACTCGAAGGCGTAAAATGCGGCCACGATACCCCAGAAGAACAGAATGCCTGAGCGAACGGCACCGGGGAAAGCAACCCACTCCTTGCCGCGCCCATCGATAACGCGAAGCAGCCCGCCGATCAGGGCGATGGCGAGCCAGATGATCCAGTTATCAGGCATATTCCGTCCTCCCTTGCCCCCGACGCCCGGCAGGGCCGTCTCCCTGTACTGCCGTCGAAGTTTGAATAGAGTAGGTGTTGCTGCCCGCTGCGTTGTAGGACGCGCTGGACGTGATGACTTGGAAGCCGGTCGCCGTTGGCAGCGCGTGCGTACCCCACGTTATATTGTTGCTATTGATCGTGCTGGTTTCGCTGATGTCTGGCGTTGCGCCAAGATACACGAACGGGCCATCGGCGTTGGCGTTGCCTGTGAAACTCCCGGTCTCGGGGTCAGAAATAGATGGTGCGGGGAAATTCTGCGTGGCGAGCGATACTGCGCCGGTCGGCATACTCGTGATAACGTCATCGGCGAAATAGCCCGTTGCATTCCATGTGCCGCCGCCGCCGATGAACATCGGGAACCAGAGGCCGGTGAGGCCCGTAGCGGCACTGCCCTGAGACACGCCGTCTTTGTAGAACGTCAAAGTACCGGCATTGAGGCGAACGCCGATCCTGTCGCCGTCCGTCCAAGTGTCTCCGTAGGATGCTCCCGCCTCGCCCGCGCTATCCGTCAACAAGTTACCCGATGAAGACCTATAGCCGTAGTTCGTCAACGTGCCGTTCGTGTAGGGGTTGGCCGATTTATCGAACGAAAGATCGGTCAACTTACAGATGCCGATATATGCCGGGAGGCTCGCGCCGCTCGCTGTCTCAACCTCGAAGTAGATATCGAGGTCGCTATCCATCGCGAGCGTTGCCAAGACCATGCTGTCAGCCGACGCTCCTGAATTGCTGATCGTCTGGTTGCCAGTGGAGAACGTAACGGACGAGGTTCGAGAGCCGTAATGGAGCGGGTTCCACGTCGCGTGGTCGCCGGCACCCTTGCTCACACTATCGGTCGGGCTGTCGCTCGACTGCGTGACGTTCGTAGCCGTCCAGTCAGAGCCGGAACCTGAATTGACGCCGGTAGACGGGTCTTTGATGTAGTGCTCGCCTGCAACCGCTGTCGTATCCTTCGGCATCCACTGTCCGTTTGAGTCCGCAACACCAAATGACGTGTAGGCCTCCGTGCCAGATTGCAGATGGATTTCGCAGGCGTAGCCCTCGAAGTCATCGAACAGCTTTGCGTTCGTTAGGTCAGTCGTTGTGATCGACGCGGCGGCAATGACCTCAGCCCCGTTGACGAACGCGCCATTGTTGGAGACGTGAATGTGCATCCATGCGGCAGGATCGCGCAAGACCGCCGACGAACTCGCGCCCTCCGCCTCAAGCGTGTAGTTCGCGTTGATATGAACCTCACCGCCCGTCGCGCCGAGTATCAATTCTTCAGCACCCGTAACAGTGGTCTTCACCCATGCCGATAGCGTCCACGGGGCGGTGATCGAGTAGGCCAGAGACAATTCCGATCCGCTCGCGAACAGGCCGGAGAACGGGACGATGTAGCCCCTATAGCCGCTCTGAATTAGAGGAAATATCTGCATTACGGAAGCCTAAACTGAAGCTCGACCAAGAGACCCTTGGCTGGGGTGGTATGCACCGCATCAACATCGATCCGAAGTTGGTCTCCGGTGGCCACGTCATCGTTTGACGTATCGATAACAGCGGGAGTTGCCGCCGTGCTACTGTCAGTCTCAGTGCTGTCGATGGTGATCTTGGTCGAAAGCATGTCCGCTGCTTGAGTGACATTGTGGATTTGGATGTCCATCGTTCCTGTCGTGCCTGCGGTCTGGCAACAAGCCGCAACAGCGACCAGATCGAAGCCATTGAGGACGGAGGGGATGCGGAAGAACAGGTCACCTGCGCCATCGCCAGTCTCACAATTCAAGCTGTCGTCGAACACCAGAACGGGGATGACAGCCGTACCGTAAGCGGACCCCGCTAGTGCATCCGGCGTCACGGCTCGCGTTGCATCAGTTCCAGTTGTGACTTCCGAAGCGATAGCAAGTTCGACCTTGCCAGCTTCAGTGGTTGAAGCGGAAGGAACTTGCGAAATGACAGTCGTTACCCAATTGTCGGGGGTGTTGTCGTCGGCAGTGAACATGACGACTTTGCCCACAGTATCAAGGCCGGTGTAGTCGCCGTCTACGTCATTGATACGATCCGTCCCGTCGCGCACAACTGTGATGGCGTTATCTACGTTGACTACTTCAATGACGAAGAACATGCCTTCATCCGCGCCAATGGCCGGGAGATTGATCGCGACCGTGTTACTCGACGCATTGACCTTATAGTAGGTTCTTGCGTCAGAAGTTTCGACATCGTTTGAAGAAGCTGTCAGCGTCGTAACAGCGGCGTACCCAAATGCCGCTGCTTGTGCCGCTGCCTCACTAGCGGCTGCATTACTCTCTGAAGTAGCAGCGTTGCTTTCGCTGGTTGCTGCATTCGTCTCACTGGTAGCAGCGTTAGTTTCTGACGTAGCTGCCGCTGTCGCTGAAGCTGCCGCTGCTACAGCCGGATTAGTGATCCACTCAAGCCCCGTAGCGCCAGAGTTTACCGCAAGGACTTCGCTAGCGCCCGGCGCTGCAACTTCTTCATCGAAGCTAGTGAGATCGACAGACACCGCGAACTTGAGAGACCGATCGATCTCTTCCTGCTGCTGCAAGCAAATGATAGCAAGCTTATCCGCCACACGCTGAAGAACTTCAGGGAAGTAAGTGCCTTGGTTAGACAAGGCCACCTGTTGATCGATGGGAAGGACGCGCTTTATAACTACAGAGATGCCGGAAGCGATAGGCGTCACTTCGTCTTCAGGGTATCGAACGCTGCCTGTGCCGGGGTACTCGGAGACTTCCACGGCGTAGGCAGATGCGCCGGTCCCTTCCGACAGAACCGTCTCAACACCAGTAGCATCGACTACCGACTTCACTTCCAAGTCAGTGCTGGCGTAGATCACCATGGGAGAGAACGAGAAAGTCGTGGCGCTGCCATTGCCTGCGCGAGTGACTTTGTTCGTTGTGTTTGTCAGAGGCATTTTTCACTTCTCCAAGGTGACATCACGTGATGTCATTAAGATACCAAATTACCTGTCAGCGAGCAAATCACGGACCCTCGTACCGTGGCCCTGTCATATACTCATACCACTCGATGTCTTCGTACAGCATATCCTCATAGATGGCGCTGCCAGTCTTGTTGATCTGGCCTGATGGGTATTTGAAAGCGATGCCCAACACCGCATTGATAGACTTCAACAAGCTATCATCTACCTCACCTTGAAGCGCCTGATCTTTTACCCTGTTCAAACGCCCAAGCAAGGAACCCCAAGCGCCACCACCTTCGAAACCTTCGAAGAACGCCGGGATTTCTCGGACAATAGGAATGCCGCCCGTGGCACCTTTGATGCCCTCCCAAGCAGCCCTCTGCTCCCAAGGGTCATCTTGCTCTTCATCCGGCCAGCCTTCGCGAATGACCGATGCCAACAAACCTTCGACTACGAACAACAACGCCATGTCTGAGGCGTAGCTGGCAGCTTCGAAACCAGTCTTGAACGGATGCTTGATGTCCACCGCTTTACCAAACTTGGCAGAGCGCTCGTAAGCTACGTTGGCTTTTGCAGCAAAGTAGTTCAGGAACAGAGAGAAGGATCGCACAAGCTCACTCTGCCGAACATTACGGTGCAACGTGCCGCGTTCGAAAGCGGTCCGCTCTTGGAAGTTACCTGATCCTTGCGACCGTGCGACCATGCGATCCCCAAGCTCGGCGGCTTTCTTCGTATCGCCATTAAACTCTTTCAAGCCCTTCTTGTACGCAGCGATCCATGTTACGAAATCGACCATCCTCTGCGCTTTACGAATGAACAAGAAAGTAGCATCACCCATGTGCTCGCCAACTCGCCCCGGTAAAACTTTATTAAAGAAAGTGCTATTCAAGCTTCGACGTGCTTCTGTGATATCCTTGTTGAACGCATTCTCACGCTCCATCATGAAGCCAGACTGCTCTGTAACCCACTGAAGCATCCCATACGGGGCCAACAGATTGCCGGTCTTCATAGGAGAAGTGATGACATCGAACAAAGCGTTTGCCACATACCTGTGGCCGATCTGCACAGAACTTTGGATAAGACCTAGCGGCTGAAGCGCGGCCACGCTCATGTTGATGCCCATGGCAGAGATAGTGGTGCCCGCCCTTAGCGCACGGAAGCCGCGTTCTGCAAGGTGATGGCGATGCAGTTCTCCGGTGGTTACGTCGCCTAACCACACATCGATCATCTCCCAGATTTCTTTATGGCCGCTGTCTACGAATGCCTGCTTCAGCTTCTTGTTGTGGACCACCTTGTAAGCGTCGATGATCGCATCACCCATCTCAAGATCATACAGGACCATGTTTATGTGGTCATTCAAGACGAAGGGGTCTAACTTTACATCCGCGTTAGTACCTTCGCGAGCTTCAGTGTGGTAATCCTTAGTGTGCGACCGCGTGAACCCGCCTGTGAGAATTGCCTGCTTAGCTTCTTGCACACTCTCTGTGCTGTCGAAAGCCGACTTCTCTGTATCGTACTGAAGAGGGTAGTACCCGCCACGATATGTCTTACCCCGGACTTCGAACTCTCGCGCCGGAACCTTTTCAACATCCTTGTTAAACCTGCGACGGTGAGCTTCCTTGATTTCGTCGTAGAAGCTGTCGAGATAGTCCCAGACATTTTGTGCGAACGCTAGATCGCGATCACTGGCGTTTTCAAGTACCGCATCAAGCTCTTGCTCTGTGAACTGCTCACTATCCAGCAACGCCTGCCTGTTGCCCTCGTTTCCAAGGTTCAACAAGACCGCAATCTTTTCTCGTCGCTTCAGGCGACGACGCACGTTGGGAACGTATACCTCTTCCCCCATCTTGCTGCGCTCAGACTTAGAGAACATATCGAACATCTGCACTAAATCTTTACTGACTTGAGCGGTTCGACGCACAAGACCAATATGCCCCTCTAGATATCCTTCGGTAGTGGCCCGGTCGATGCCACGCTTTACGCTATCGTAGGCAAGGCCCAGATCATTGAAGCCATCTATCTCGCGCAGAACCGTATCGATGTTCAGAATGTAGGGTGCAAGTTCGACGCCAAACTTATCCTTTCCTTCTCGCCAGTTCCGCTTCATAGTCTCCCAACGGCTGACAACGGTTTCTTTAGCTACTTCTCTAGCTTCCAAAACTTTCTGACGAGGCTTGAGATTAGCTTCCATCAACTCGACAATTTGATCTACCGTCTCGTCTACGGATGCTTCTCGCGCTGCGTTACGGAACTTGTTTTCATCCCTGCCCATCTTATCGAGGGTTTTGATAGTTTGATAAAGTTCATTCCACTCGCGAAGAGCAAGATCGTTCACGTGAGTTTTCCCATCAGCGTCGAGAACACGCTGTGGGATTTCAGGAATATACGTACCGCTCTCAAGCGCCTTACGCTGCGCAAACTCTACAAGCTGAGTGCGCTTTTTCTCAGATAGCCGGGGACCAAGTTGGTAATCCGCAAGCTTCTCACGGATCACATCTAGATACTCTAGCGGCAGCGTCTTCGGCACTTTCCTCTTAGACAGGAACTTGCTCAGGAACTTGTTACCCTTAGCGATCCTGTCCTTGTACTTGTAGCTCTCTCGCGCCATCTCGAACGCGAGTATCTGGTTAGTCTTGTGCTTCGCCGCAGCTTCCCAATCCCCAGAGCGAACAGCCTTACGCGCTTTCATGCTCTCGCGCTTCTGGATAGCCTCAAACTTCTTAGCGTTGATATGGCGCACAATCTGATCTTCCATCAGGGTTCGCGCACGATTGCGGATAACGCTCAGCTTCAGCCTGCCAAGGCCTCTTTGCTGCCGGATACGAGCCAGTTCGAAGGCCATCATGTCGGCGTACTTGTCAATCGATAGAGCACGGATCGCCTGATCGATCTCTTCTCTTTCAGACAGGATCGTAGGAAACTCCTGCTCCATCCGTTGCTGTACTTGCGTAGCAACCGCTTCATCGAAAGACGGATTATCCAGAAGTTGATACAGAAAGATATCAGGCGACATGCCATAAAGCTCAGCGTAGGCTTTGATGTGCTGACCTTTATGGTTTTTTGGTGCGAAGATACGCTGGCCCTCATACTTGGGCAGAGCTTTCATGGCTTCTTCATCGCCCAAGACTTCCAGCACGCTCTGGTAGTCTAGGCGATCTTTGCCGATACCAAGGAAAGCTTCGTAGATCGGGCGCGTGGACAGCTCATCACGTACTTGCTGCGTCACATCTTCGCGAAGGTTCTGATACTCCTTATCTACCCGCTTGGCTTCCCTCTTGAGGCGGCGCTTTTCGACAGCATTCTTGGCACGTTCACGCACGCGCTTAATGCTTTCGAGATAGCTAGCATACGTAGGCTCAGTCATGCCCGCATCCTTAGCGGTCGTGAATAACGCCTGCATACCAAGCTCATGTTCGGCTAGATCGAGAGCTTGTGTCTCCTGCTCAGTTAAAGCAGAAGTATCTGTTTCAGATGTGACATCACGTGATGTCACATCTTCTTCACCATAAGCATTCAGGACATCGCGCTCGGCCTGATCTAACTCTCGGCTATCTGCCTGTTCTTCCGCCTGTGCTTTCGTCAGCCCATCAGCGCGAAACTTGGTATGCTCCTTAAACTGATCGCCACGCTCTGCCTGAATGACGTTAAGAGCGAAGTCTTCCATGTTAATACGGACATCGCCACCAAGCTCGCGTGCTTCATCAAGCTGATCCTGCACCCCAAGCTGCTCATACAAACCTTCGGCAGTGGGGTCTTCCGCGATGATCCGGTCAAGCTCCTCTACAGGAACGTACACGTCGCGCACGCCTCGCTCTGCGTAAGACATGGCCACGTGCTTGGCTGCTTTCTCAGGATCGCGCTTGGTTAGGGGAGATTTATCTAGCTCCTGCATCAAGCTATCGACTTCTTGCACCACCTGTTCCGCTTGGCGCTCCTGCCGGATGTCGGACACGAGACGGTACCCGCTGCCGGGGGCGGCAAGGATGGCCGTAGTCTTTAGGGTCTTGATGGCGATATCGCTAAGGCGCTCGCTCCACTCGTCGGGCGTCCACTCGGCGGACCCATCGGTCATCTGCTTACCAAGCTCTTCGGCAGCGATATTGACAACTTCTTGCGCTACCTCAGTGCCGGTCTCTACCCCAACATTCATAGAGTAGTTCAACACAAAATCAGAAATAGCTTGCGTGAACTTGGGATTTTTATAGATGCCCTTCAAGCCCTCGCGAAACGCTCGCTTGCCAGTATCGGACAGGGGTTTCAGGAAGGACGCGCCGCCCAGAGTTTCCAACCCAGCGTTGATGATGCCCACGCCAAGAGAAGTCCAGTAAGCGACATCAGGGTTCACGCCAGCTTCAAGCTGCTCCACGTAAGACAGCCCAGCTTCTACTTCTCCGACATCCATAATCTGATGCCCAACGAAACCAGAGACGCCACCACCAATAGCGCCCGCTGTAACAGTCAAAGGCGCAAAGATACCGCCCGCTAAACCTGTCAACGATCCAGCGGCAGCGCCAGCGCTGATACGTGCGGCTGCTTCCGGCCTATCTACGGATGCGACACGCTGGCCAAAGAACTCCATCACACCGGCCAGCCCTGAAACAAAACCTTCAGTATCGTTGCCTAAGCTGCGCAACCTTTCTTGGAGCACCTTCACTCGCGTTTGTGCGTTTTCGCTTTGGGGAGCGGAACGAAGATCAAGACCGGCATAGCCTAGCTCACTCATGGTCTCGCCGCGTTCATACCCACGGATCAAACGCTCGATAAAGCTGAGGTTTTTTACGCTGTCGTGGGCCACCTTCGCGTTGTTCGGGTCCGCCAAGAAATTGGCAGTAGCAGGATCAGCCTTGAGAAACTTATCGAGGCCGTAGATTTCTTCGGTCTTCAAATCGTCTTCGACATATTCCAGTGCATCCGGCTCGACGCCGAACTGCTTTGCACGGCGCTGCTTTTCCGCTTCTGCATCCGGGTTGACATCACGTGATGTCTGAAGGTTCGTGATAGCTGCATCCGAGGCGGGGCCGGTTAAGAACTGCTCTACGCCTGCAACGCCTTCATTAGGCTGATCTACTCTAAGATCAGGGGCAGAGCCTTGCCCTGAGAAGAACGCATCAAGACCTTTGATTTCTTCAGCCATTACTGTTGCGCCTTCCAGCCCTTGATGATCTTGATAATCTGTTCCTTACGCTCAGCCTGCGTTGGCGGGATGTAACTGGCGTTAGCCAACGATTGCAGTAGCTTCTCTGGCGGATCGGTAATGCCGTTCTGAGCCAAGAGATTGACCAAACTATTCGTTTGATCTTCAGATAGATTATCGAGATCGACATTCGCTTCTGCTTGATCTTGCGGCAGTAGCTTATCGAACTGAGCGACAGTGCTGTCGTAGTCATTCATCAGACCGTCAGGCGCTACGGTAAGGCGCACAGATAGTCTAGCTGCTTCAGCGTTAATCATCTCGGCTGTGATCGGAACGTCCGCGTCGATTTGTTCTTGTACCCACGCTTGCATGTCATTGAAGGCTTCGTTATACGCATTGATATGCGCTGGCGTCTTTCTCTTGGCGCTGACACCGAATATGACCCGCCCATACTGGTTCAAAGCATTATCAATGCGCTTGTCATACTTGGTGCTTTCTTGCTTACGTTCCAGCCTAGCCTGTGCAGCCTCAACCTTACGCGCCAATAGCGTAGCTTCGTCCTCTGTAAGATTGCTCTCAACTTCGAAGACATCTACTTTCGCCAGTTCCGGGTTCGGAAGCTGAGACAGCTTCTTGTAGGTCTCGCCATCGCTGGTGTTCCGGTAGCGCTTGCCGTTGACGAACCGCTCTTCACGCTTGCGAAGTTCTTCCATGCGATCTCGCGTCGAACCATCGCCAACGCTTAGCGTGACATACGCCTCCTTGTTATCCTTGATCCAGCCATTCAAGGAGCGACCGTCCAAGATGGCCTGCGTAGCGCTCGCCATGGCAGCATCAAGTTTCTGACTAGTCTGTTCATCCCTCTGCGCTTTATTGCGAGTGAAGTCCGCGTGAGCAATCTGCTTCAAGCGTTCGACATCAGATTGCTCGTCTCGGAGAAGTTTCAGAGCGTACTCTTGATCCTTACCAGAAGAGTTCTCCATGATGTACGCTTTGCGAGCATCAAAGTCTCCATAGTTATTACTCTGAAGAGAGCTTTCGACCAGCCCTTGCGCCACTTCAGGGCGAGCTTCCGCAGCAAGAGTACGCTCTTCCGCACGCTCAGAGCGAGCTTCCGAAGCCCTAAGCCTCTCGATAGTTTCATCGGCCCTAACATCGCCAATCAATTGACGATACCGAAGCATGGCCTCGTCCTGTGTCTTCCCGTCCACAAGCTCATCGATATAAGCGATACCCGCCGACTGGTCATCTTTGAACATCTCGAAAGCTTTTCCAGCGACATCCTGTGCTGCCTTAGCTCTGCCTTCGGTCTTCAACTGCTTGACCATGTGAGTGAAAGTGCCGGGGTCCACCTTATCCTTGTGCTGGCGATAGATAGCTTCCGCTACAGCAATATCGTCTTCATTGGCGATAGCTGCATCAAATGCCCCTTTGACTACGACGCCATTGCGCCCCAGCAATCTGGCAGATGCCTGCTCTTCTGAAGCTCCATTACGCGCTGCCCAGCTTGCATTTTCTTCCCCAAGGGTTTTCAAGCTTGAGGCCATGATCGCAGGATCATTATAGGATTTCACCGCGTCATCGAAAGCTTGCGCTTCCCTCGCTTCCCCCACAAGGTTCTGGTGCTTAACCCGTTCGCTGGCAGCATGCTTGGTCATCTCTTGGACGCCAAGGCGCAAACGCTCGCGGGACTTCTCAAGCACCATCTGTTCGATGCGAGAGTTGGAGCTTCCTTTGACGATTTCTGCTACGCCCTCGCGAAGCAGCTTTTCGGTATCGTCATACGTATCGAGAGCGGTGGTCTGTTGGGCTGATAGATATCCAGTGTTATTTTCTGTGCCATCCCCATAGAGACTAGTCGAGATCAACTCAGCAACTTGATTGTCCCGCTCCTTAAACTCAGTCTCATTATCCTCACGGATTTGAGTTATAGCAAGCTGCGCAAGCTGATCGGAAAAGCCGGAAATATTCTTTCCAGCTTCTTTTAGCCCTTTGCCCCCATCTCCGAAAGCGGCAGAAGGTACGTTGGGGTTCTGGTAAGTAGGAGCTACCGCATTGGCATTGACACTGCCAAGCTTATCACCGGGGATGCTAACCATCAGGAGAAGGCTCCCTCATTATCAAGCTCATACCACTTAGCTGCAACAGAGCCAGCGGTGCTCAGCAACGTACCGCCGGCTGAAAACTTGGAGCTATTGTACGCATTGCGCCCAGCCATCTCTGATAGAGAAGCTTCATTCTCGAAATTGTCCGCCTGAATGAGGTACGTCTGGGCCTCACGCTCTGCATTATTCTCAGTCGTAAACACGTCGAGAGAGTTGACTTGCGCCTGATCTACAATCAGATCGCCCGAGCTATCTTCAGGGTCGAGTTCTACACCGTTGCCCGCAAGAGCCGTCTTCATCTGCCCCACGATCAAACGGCCCCGGAGCGCCACCTTGCGCTTGGCTTCCTTGCCCCTGTCCCGAGCATCATCAGCGAGGTACTTAGCGCGGATAGAGTTGTTACGCTGGATAGCAGCCCGATACTCCCCCTCGGCCTTAGCTTGCTTTCCGGCTTGCACTTGTCCATACGCACTGACCACGCCCCCGATGATAGAGCTAGCTAGTGAAGCTTCAGCTACGCCACACATTTATCTCTCCATGCTAAAGCGGTGGAACGGCAGGCCATCCGGCCCGTAAGGCTTAGGGTAGTACACAGAAAACCCAACCCACTGAAGCCAGCGTATCGCGTCTTCGTTACGAGCATCGACATAGTTTTCCATGTACTCATATTTACTCCGCCAGTCTTCAACTACCTTGATGCTCTCCCTGAGAAACTTACGCCCATGAAAGCTAAGAGAATTGGTGCCTATCATCCATGGGACCGCCGTGTTCCCCAGCATAGTTGGCGCTTTACATCCGAACATGCATAATACTGTGTCATCTGCTTGCCCGATCTTGACATCACGTGATGTCAGAAAAGAACCTTTCAGCGCATGAAAGGGCAGTAAATTAGTGGAGGCCCAAATCTCCTGTCGATCTGCTTCTCGAATATTCTGTACTATGGTCTTGATGTCTGCCGCCTGTGCGTCGCGAATAGAATATTCAACCTCATTCTTCATCATCGTCCCCTTCTTCGATATTAGGCATGATGGCCGATATTGTCATCGGCAACGGATAAATCTGCCTAATAAAGACCTTCCCCTGACTAGCCCAATCCGAAAAGATTTCGATCTCTACGTCACCGTTTTCCAGCGTGGTAGGCTCTCCATAGTTTTCATCCTCACGCTGCGCCAACTCCACAAGACTACTACTGTCTGGGCCGACAAGCAAACCACGGGTATCCTTGAGCCGCAGCGCCACATAAGGAGTTCTAAGGTCTTTTCCTTGGACTGTGCCACGTCCGCTTTCAGGCGGTAACGTCTCTACGTCCGCTATAATTCGACGGCCTAAATGAACACGGCTATACCTACGATCAAACGTCACACTGCCGTTAGCAACCGTGATATCTTCGACTACTTCACCATCGCACAGCGCAACCGCATCGGTAATCCCTTCGAGATGCCACGCGCCAGTTACCGTAAGCACCGCTTCTCTGACAGTACCGCTTTCCTTATAAGCGTTAAAAGCAGAGCCATCGATAGCTGGGTATATCTGCCCCCCGGACGTGTAAGCGCTGTACCCAGAAGTATCCACATCCGCGTCTGCTAGCGTAGTCAATTCAAACGTATCATCTGTAGAATTGGCCACCTTGTACGTGTTGCCATTCAGAGAAGTCATGCCCGAGACGTTGAAGATGGCGATGACATCGCCGTCAGACAGCCCGTGATCTTCCAGCGTAGTAACTACGCCGGGGTCCGCTTGAGTAACCGCGCTGATATCAACTCTGTCATTTTGCTCGTTAGAGATGACAGAGAACGTGGTGGAAGTTGCATCTGCCACACGGAACCTGTTGCCGTTAAGCTGAGCAGGCTGCGTCTCGTTGAAGCTGCTATCGACATTAGGCTCCCACAAGATGTCGTGAATATCTACCTGATCTCCGTCCGAAAGATTGTGGTTGGCTGAAGTAGTCACGACTACAGGATCAGCCGCAGTTACACCAGAGATGTTAATAGGCACATCATAAGTTGAACCGCTATCTACGAAGAAAGCATCTCGGACATCGAAGAACCTACGGGTGGCCAATCGCTCGATGTACCAAGCAGGAGAGCCGCCTACGGTCCTCTCTACTACGAAGTAAGGGACCGTTTCTCGATCTGAAGAAGTGGGCCGTGTTGAAGCTACGCGCTTGAACTTTCCTTCCGTTTTCCAGCGCGTCCAAGCGATCACTTCCTGTTCCGGGTTGAACGTCATGTTGCAGACCAACCCATCCGCCCGCACCATAGCAACCATAGGATCAGGGACGCCGTAGTACGCCCAATCAACAGGAGCGTATTCATACAGCAAATGCGGGGCAAAGATTGTCATATCATTGCCCTTGTAGCCATCTACCGTGATCTCATACCCAATGCTACGAACTTGGCTCTGGTTCTCTGCGACAAAAAGCGTCTTATCGCCAATGACGATAGGCTTCAGGTAGCTCGCGCCCCAAGAGGACTGAGGTTTTTGCCTAAGCGTCTCGGCAGAAAATGACGCCTCTGTGCCTGCGTTCACCCTCCACTCTTGTCCTGAAGTGAAGATAAGCAGATCATTGCCCGGCACCAGTGCTTCAATGGCGTTAACTTCAAGAGAGTTGAGAGTGGCCGTGATAGCATCATCGGACTGGCGAGGCGAAGACTGGCTCATGTTCGCTTGAGAGCCAGTGACAGAATAGAAACTCGTATCTGGTTTGTTATCTGTGCTAGCAAACACTCTGCGTTGCTCGTAATACGAGGCCACGCTGGGGTAGTTTCCTTCCCCGAAGAACGGGTTTCGTGCTTTCGGGGGCGTCAAGGACAAGTCTGCCGATATGTTATCGTCTTCGAAAGACGTAAGCTCAGTCTCTCCGATTAGCCCATAGATGCCATTCTCCCGCCGGTACACTGCATACTTCTGCGCGTCCGTCGCAGCCGTCCACGAGATAGTATTATCGATAGTGGATTTGGAGTTAGTGACTTCAACGAACGTGGCATTGATATTTCCGCCAGTGGTTTCAGCATCGTATCCCGAACCATCTTCTCCTTCTAACTCAAAAGTATTCGTAGTCTTGTTAGCGACCGTGAACCTTCTGCCATTAACTTCAGTCATTTCAGTGAAGCCGCTTAGGTGTACTTCATCTCCATTCACATATGGGTGACTAGAAGCAGTGACGACAACCGGGTTCGCTGCTGTTGCCGTGGCACTTGAAGTCGTGGTGTTGCTGAGCGCAGGAAGGCTTTCTTCTTCGTTATCTTTATTGATAGCTGTAACTTGGTACCGCTCTGTCACTGAAGCTGTAGAGTTAACAGTGACAGTCTGCCCTGTTGGTGACGCCTGAGCCGGAGCGAAAGTTATGACATCTAAAGACCACGCATCGTGATCTGTTCGACTAAGCTCACGTGGAGCGTAGTTAGCGTGTGTCAGCGTCATAACATTAGCTGATTGAACAATCTTATGCTTCAGGGTCAAAACATCGGCGATAGCATAGGGTGTCGCTAACTCGTACACTTTGAAGACACTGCCGTCCGTACCCGCTGCCGAATATCCTGAGCCATCGATATCAGCGCCCGAACGAAGATCAGTCAACTCAAATGTCGTGCTGGTTTTATTGGCTACAGTGAACCAACGATTATTAATCTCCGGCATGGCAGTGCAGCCAGAAATATACACGTCATCTCCGTTAGAATACCCATGCGCAGCCGAAGTGGTGATAACAACCGGATCAGCTTTCGTCGCACCAGTGATCGTCTTGGCGCTCTCCAAAACCTGACTATCGTTTCTGACAACGCGCATGTATTGATCGCCGAACTCAAGCACATAGGTGTCGCTTTTGTTGAAACGAAACTCTATCAGAGCCGGGGGAGTACCCGTGCTCTCCTTACAAGGGCAAACGAACGCAAGCCCCGGTCGATTGCTAGCGCCACCATACGAACTGATCTGGACATTCAACGCAGTCTTTAGCGCGACAGCATACGCCGCCGTATCAACCCGACCATAGAGATCAGAGCCAATCTCGCCTCGGGCCATGGAGGGTTGGATAATACGCATTAGTTTCTGACCTTGAGAGTTTGGGCTTCAAAAGCCGTCTTAGGAACTTCTTGCTGAGCGTCCACCGCAGTAGCTTGCACTCTCATGTCGTTGAAACGCTTTTCAAGGCGATCCATGATGGTAGACTTACCCGTCAACTCATACGCGATATAAAACCCGAGCCGAACGCTCAGCATATTGATCGCGTGCATGGACCATAGATCGAGAGTGGTGTGGTTCTTGGTGTAGATCAAGACTGCATTTTCCTGATCCGTCACAACAGTAACGCTATCAGCTTCATCGTCAGCATCCTCAAGCTCATAAGGGACCGGAGCAGCATCAGCGCCTAAGGGGTTTTCGATATAGCGCGGGGCCACACAATCCGAAGGCAGAGCGTACCGAAATCTCCACCTATTCGTAGGAGCAGCTTGGTCTGACAGGGCTAGTGCTTCGGATTTACGAGCGAAGCTCCAATTGTGCGCTTCCAATGTTTCGAACCGAGCAGGTTCATACCATGTACGACAGGCGTTAGGAGCGACGCCCGCCTGTGTCTCACTCTGGATCGTGCTCTTCGATCCTACGCGGGACGCAGCCATGTTGAACACTTGAGCTTTCGTAAATCCTACTGGCATTCTGTCCTCCTAAGACAAGACGGGCGGGCTGTTACCCCCGCCCGTCTGAAGCCTGACATCACGTGATGTCACTCAAACTCAGCGAGAGCGGCCTCAATCTCGACCACGAGGGTCTTGCGGGTCTTGCCTCCCTGCTCGCGCTCCAACAAGTCTTTCAACTCGTCATAGTCCATGCCTTCCAACAGCGGAACGATTGCATCGACAGGTTGGTCGAGGACATCGACAGGTTGGTCGAGGACATCGCCCACGTCTTCCGGCTCGTCTTCCGGCTCTTCAGCATCCGCTTCCTTCTGCGCCAGTTTGGCCGCTTTATCAGCGATGCCTTCATCCCGCTGCGCCTTTTGCTGATTGGCCATTGCTTCCACGCGCTTGTTGACTTCCTCGTCGATCTTCGCTTGGATTTCCGCATTGGTCAGCGGCACGCTATCGACATCTTGTTCGATGCGCTGTTCCTGCGGGGTCTTGTAGTCATCCCCCACGATAGTAGCATCGACAGGCAGGCCGAGGCGAGAGCCGGGGCGCAGCCGGTTCGTAAGCTCCGCGATCTCTTCCTTGGTCATCTGTGCTGTGACGCGCTTTTCCATTCGCTGCAACACGATGTCAGGAATTTCCGTAGGAATACCGTCACGGCTCATGCGGAACCGACCGAACGGAGTATTGAAGTTTCGCTTCAAAAGAACTTTTGCCATTTCTATCTTCCCCTTATCAGGTGTTAGAGGGAGGCGGACGCCCCGTAGAACGCCCGCCTCAAGTTTAGCTTACAGCCGCAGAGAACGGAGTAGCAACCGTGCCCGTGCCAGTGGTGCGTCCCTCGATAAGGAACTTACCGCTGGCATAGTCAGTGACGGTCAAAACATCCCCCATGATGCCTCCTTTGGTGGAGCCATTCATGGTAATAGTGTCATACCCGTCTCCGTCAAGAGCGGGCCAACAAGCTACGGCATCCGAAGTGTCGGTATCGACATTCGTGATGGAACCATGAAACTCATCCGTACCGTTAGCCACCTGAATGATATCATTGTTCGAAGTGACAGTCGTGCCGACGATGAACTTGTAGACATCGCCAGTGCCAGTCGCAGCGGGCAACGTGACAGTATCACCTGCCGCATTGTTGAGGACCAACAGCTTACCCGCGTGATCTTCCGCCGTAAGAGTGGTATCCGCTTCGATACTGACAACAGCATCCCCGCGCCGAATAGAGCCATAGAACTTATGGCCTGCTTCAGTGCGTTCGTACTGCACGTTGCCAACGAGATCGGTAGTACGTTCGATCAGACGATCTTCATTGTCAGACAGCGTAGCTGTAGCCGTACCACTAGTATCGACAAGGACAATCAGCCGAAGCTTCTCATTGTCATACTCAGTGATATGGTCGTAGGCCACGGTTGCATCTTCAGTATCCCAAGACTTAAGGATCTGCCACGCCCCACTACCCGGAGAACCGACTTCACGCTGAAGCGCGATAGTCATGTTGTAGGTGCCAGAGATGGCGACTGCAACGGTATTACCCTTCGCGCCCGCCTGAAGCTCTGTGTTATCACCTACACCTGTGAAAGAAGCCATGATTACCTCCTTAGCTTCGAAAGGGTTAGGGTGACATCACGTGATGTCACCCCTCGCCTTAGTTCTGGGCGTCAGCCTGAGCGACCCACGCGGACGGGTTCGGCGTCAGGAAGGCGTTGATCGCGCCCGCCGTAACCGTAGTCGTCGCAATGACGCAGAGGATGCCGAGGTAGCGCTCGTAAGCGCGGCCCTGCATCGGCAGCGGGAAGATGCCGATGTTTGCCCCAGCGTCGAGGTCGTTGGCGTCGTCACCGTCCGTAACGAAAGTGCCGGTATCGATATGCACCGTGGCCGTTCCGTCAGTGGCGATTGCCGCCTGCGCGTCGGATGCAAGCTGGAACTTGATCGTACCGGCGGACCCACCAGTGATGATCGAAGTCGTCGTCTGCATGACGAGATACAGGTTCGGCATACCGTTGCCGATGTCGCGAGCCACCGTAAGGTCGATGACATCGCCGATGAGAGCCGTGCCTGCCGCAGCCGCTACGCTGGTGGCATCGCAGAACTCGTTGCGTTCGTCCAAGATCATTTTGATCTCCTTTACCTTGGGTTAAGACAAACCTACGAGGTCACTAGACCACGCGAGCTTCGTCGGCAGCGAGAACGTCAGTGCGACGGACAGCAACTTCCTGGAAGAACTGCGTCCGAACACCGCCGACATTCTCGATGGTGAGGGTCGAACCCTGCGTCTTGGCCGAAAGCTGCTGACGCAATTTCGTGCGGGTGTCGCGGGCCATGTAGAAGGCCGGACGGCACGCCTGAAGGTTCGGGATGAGGTCGAGAGCCTGAAACATCAACTCAGACAGGTCCGCGCCCGACGAGAACGCACCAGAAGTGTACGTGGTCGAGAGCAGCGACTTGTCGATGTTGCAGATGCGGACCACGTAGCGCCAGTCCTTAAGGCACAGGCCAGCGTCCCAACGGTAGTGGGATCGATAGATTTCCGCACGCCCATTGTTGCCATCGATATTCTCGTCCGTAACCTGCCCCTTGTCTTCGAACTGAAGACCGGCCTTCGAGCCTTTCGGCACGATACCGAAGCACGTCTCGCTGCCCCAACCAATGAGCCAGATCGACGTGTTATCGGAACCGGTGCCGCCAGCATCGATGATATTATCGGCGTTCTCGGCGGACAGATCGTTGAAGCGCGGGGCAAAGCCGGTGAAGGCTTCCGGTTCCGTGCTTTCGTTGCCGAACACCAGAGTGTCCGCCATCTCCTGAGACATGCCCTCGATATGGGGGCGGTCCTCGGACAGACGGAACTCCGCCGTATTGCCGTTAAGGTCCGCAAGAGCCTTATCGACTTCGGCGTAGTCTTCCAGCATACCGCACGTATCGGTAACACGAACGGACGTGGATTTGGTCGGCTGGACGCCGCCGTACATCTTACGCCAAGTCGGCGTCGGGATGCCCGTGCGGATCGAAGTCTGATGGCCGGTGACGAGATTGCCTTCCTTCCAAGTCATGTCGAGAAGGATTTCGTTCACTTCGGTCAGAACTTCCGCAACGGTGGCGATATTGCCGTCCGGGTCGGTCACGTTGGCCAGATCGAGCAACGTGGGGTTGTCGCTATCAAGTGTGGACATTTACCATCACTCCTTACTTTTGGTTTTTCATGGAGGGGTACATCTTCTCCGCTCTGGACCGACGATCCGAAGCATTGACCCCGAAGCTGAACTCGCCCTCTTCGGAAATGTACTGCCCTAGCGTATAGAAAGCTTTGATCGCAGCCGGGTGATCGCCCAGCCCCGTCAAATCCATGGCGTCAACGAGGTCTTGACCGCCTAGCTTCAGCGCCGCATTCTTGGCCACGCTGAGAGCTTCATCGATCTTCCCATCTTCGCCCTGAAGGGCCTTGTCCGCTTTCGCGTCTTTAGCCCAGCCTTCCTTAACTGCGTCCCACTGCTTACTCTGGTCAGCAATGATCGCCTCACTGATCTGTTGCACCGTTTCGGCGTGCATCGTGACAAGCTCCTGAGCTTCCTCTTGGGTAAAGTTCTTACCCTTCGCAAACTCGGAAAAACGCTCTAAGCGTTCCTCATCAACCGGCATACCTTCGGGCAGTGTGAAGGCTTCATACTGGTCAGGGGCACCGTCAGACTTGTCTTCTTCGTCGTCTTCCGACTTGTCTTCCGACTTGTCTTCCGCGCCCTTCTCGGGATCACCACCGGCTCCGTCGCCCTTATCTTCGGACTTGTCGCCGGTGTCTTTACCTTCGGCACCTTCGCCTCCGGTATCTTTATTCGCCTCGGCATCCGCAGACTGCTGTTCCGCAGTCGCGCCACCTTCAGCGCCTTCCCCCACATCATCCGTTGCTTCATCAGCCATCGTCGTCGTCCTTTCTTCCCGCTTGGTCTAAGTCAAACTTGTCTGCAAAATCCTGCGCTTCCTGTTGCATTAGAATATACACGCCGGGATTTGCTGTCAAAGCACACTTGAGCACTTCTTGAGCCACTTCATCGCGCCCAACCATCCTATTCAGGCGCTCCGTATCGAAAGGCTTTGTGGAGTTTCCGTAGATATCTCCCATGCTCAGGATGCTGTAAATAATGAAACGGCCCTCATACGTATCGAGGACTTTCTGCCACATCTCTTTTTCGATGTGCCTTCTCGCCGCCGCAAGGTCTTCCGGCGTGACATCACGTGATGTCATCTACTTCCTCCCCACTGCCGAAGACAGCACATTATCATCCCCGAGTTTAGCATCGGATGCCATCTTCATGGCGTTAGCAGCCTGCGCCGCCATCTCCATCTGCTGCTGTTGCTGCATCTGCTGAGCACGAAGCTCTCGCATCTGCTCCGCATCTCCTGTCGGAACAATCATCTTCGCAGGAGCACCAACAAGATCAGCATAATTATCCAGCGTATGATCGCCGTCGATCTTATCCAGCGCTCCCTCGAAACCCATCTCTCGCATGGCACCAGCGAAATTAACCGTGCGTTCGATAGCATTGGTGGCGACCGACTTCTGTGCTTGTGCCAGCGCGGATACGAACTCTATGTCCAGTTCCTTGCCTTGAAGACCCCTCGGCGCGGGCGGCATGATACCCGCTTCAAGCACCTGTTCGCCAATGCGATTGACCATCAGGCTCAGCCATTCACCGTGAACCTGTTGCAGGCCCGGTCCGATCTGAAGAAGACGCTCTTCATTCACCTGAGAAAGGTACAGTTCATTCTTGGGCTGCACCCCCTCATTCTCCGTGATGGCCATGAACAGGTCAGTGAAGAAGCCCTCATTGATCCGGCGCTCGATACGTTCGATGTTCCAGCCCTGCTCCTGTACGCGAGGATCAAGCTTATACAGGCTTTCGATCTTCTGGTCCCCGCCCATGGCAGAATTGGAGGTGACGCCGCCCGGCAGATTGGCGATAGGCTGATTGCGGAAGGACGGCGGAGCTTGCAACGGCGGATTGCCCGCTTTGGCAATCGAGTTCATCAAGTCCCGCTCGCTCTGCTGAAGAGACTTAACATCTGCCAACGTGACCATGCCGGGACTTTCTACGGCATACACATCTTCATTGGCGGTCATCCAGCGAGGCGCATAGCCGGGGAACACACGATACCCCGACTTCTTGAGATACGCGCTGTACTCTTTCTTACCCTTGGCTTTGTTCTTCTCTTCGAAGTAGACCGAACGAAAGCGCAAGTTCTCCGAGAAAGGAGAAGAAGGATCGTATACCGGATTAGGTTCTAGCACGTGATAGACAGTGTGCCACGAATGATAGTTGCCGTTATCGTAGTTGTTCTGCACGCTTTGGCTGACGCTATCGTAGCCATATTCCGCTACAAGATTGTAAGCTGTCTGCTGGTATTTACGGACAGCCGTGTTAACCCTGTGCTTCTTGTCGGTGGCAAGCATGAAACTGCCAACTGTGTGAGTGTAGAACCGGGCAACATTCTCGAAATCATTCACATGCGTCATAAACGGCGTACCGAATACGAGCAACTCCCGGATCATCAAAGGAGCCATGTTGTAGAGATTGCTCTTGGCCGCGACCATGAGAACGACATCTCGGTACAACTCAAGCCAAGCCTTGTGCTCACGTGGCCCAAGCAAGTCCTTGTTAAGGAGCGACCACACGAACCAAGGCCGAGACGGAGACATCACACCTGCGAACATACCGGCCACTGCTTTTCTGAGCGCCCGGCTTGCCGCATTGTTGATGATGTTCTTGTAGCGCTTGTCGCCTTTGTTGCGATCCTCAACAAAGAAGCGCCCACGTCGCGGGTCAAGATACTCCGACAATTCCTTGTAGTGAGCCTCGAAGGATGAATACTCAAGCTCCATGCCTGAGATACGCTTCATCAAGTCATCACGATCCTGATGCTCATCCGTCGATTTCTTTTTCTTGTCGGCGTCCATGGCCATGGTCTACTCCTGTTCTGACATCACGTGATGTCAGTTATTGCCCCAACAAGGTTTTGGCGGTGCCTTGCTGCACTCCGCCTTCGATAGCGCCGCCGAGAAGGGTCTGCTTCTTCACGCCAGTAAGGCCGCGTCGCGCCTTCTTACGAGAAGCTACCACATTCTCGTCCACGGGCGTAGGAGCCTTCGGCGGAGCCGGGGGCGGCGGGGGAGGGGCCGGGGCTTTCGGGGAGGAAACGCACATGGAAACTTCCTTCTCAATCTATGGACACGTGTGCAAGAGGGTCTACTTCTGGGGTGATCTGCGGAGACCGGCTCATGCCGTGCGGCTGGGACACACGCGCCACATCCTGCGCGTAGTTCAACGCCAACGCATCGGCAATATCGGGGGATGCAAGGCCGCGAGCCTTCATATCTTTCTTGGTCTCCAAGTGTATCTTTTCACCTTGAAGTGTATAACCAAACTCACGTTGGGTCAATTGACCGAACAAGTCCTGTGCCGTCTGTATCTGCGCCCGACCGGGCATCTGCATTGTCTCGTCAACGAACTCAGGAAGCATCGGCAGGATAAGGCTCGTCTTGATGGCTTCCTTCATCCGACCCCACATTTCGTCAGAGCGATACCGATACGTCTCCGGCTGGAATACGGGAGTGTTTCCGAAGTTCACCGGGAAGATCAAGCTAGCATACCCCGACTGGTTGAGGATATCGACAACGCCCGCACCAACGCCGCCAACGTCAACGAAGACGCCTGATATCTCCGTGCCGAGAGAATGAAAGAACTCGATTTTCTGAATGACCTTGTTCGCCACAGCTACGTTATCGAGACCGTTATAAACCCCATCGCCCACAACAGGCATGAACGACCGCGCATCGTTTCCGATCACAGGGTAGATGACGCTGTTATCGGGGCCGAACCGGGCTACGTCAACGCCGATGGTGACGGCGGCGTTACGGTCGGCCACGCTCGGACGAAAACTCGCTCTCTTGGCCCACGCTGTCGGGATGAACTGAAGCGTACCCTGCGACGGGAACTCGCCCCTGACACGGACCTTTACGAAGTCACTGTCTTCGCCGTAGTCCTCAACCCACTCCCGCATCCTCTTCTTGTTCGTGATGTAGACCGAGCGGCTATCGATCTTCCTCACAATGTAGCGATGCTTGAGCTTGCCCTCGCATTCCTCGAAAAAGGCTCCGCTGTTTCTCGTGGGGTTGCCGAAGTCAAACGTCATCGGCTCGCCGTCCGTGGTGCCGCCCTCGCGAACCTCATGGATTTTATCGGGGACCGCGCTGTCCTCATCGAAGATGTAGTAAGACGTAGAATTGGCGGCGTGCTGGCCCGCGAACGCTTCCGAGTTTTCCTCCCGGCTAGTTTGCGCCGTGCAAAACCACTCTTCAGGATGCTTCTTGTAGCGAAGAGACATGCTGCCTCTTCCGCTGTTGTACTGGAACCAATGCTCAGTCAGCGATCTCTTGTGCCACTTCCCAAGCTCAGCCCACGTCTTTGTCCTCAACTGCTCAGCCGTGTTGGCGGTGACAGTCCCCTTGCTGTACGGGCGAGTGTCGGAAATGAACTTAATCAACCAAGCGACCAGCGTGGACTTGCCGATGCCGTGCCCGGATGACGTGGCGAACTGGATAGGATCGACAGCCACACTCCCGTCGAATGCTCTCTTGTCGATCTCCTTCCCTAGCTGTTCGAGGAACTCGCACGCCCACATATCCGGCCCGTATCGAACACCGTATCGCATTCGATAGTCTGCCATGTATTCAGCATACGTAACGAGATCGAGATCGCCAGTGTATACGTTGTGGATCAGCTTCGTATCCGGGTCCACGAATACGCTATCGTTTTCCCAATCGATCACCTGAATAGCCGGATCGCTATCCCAAGGAAACGCCAGCATCACGTAATCAAGGGGTTTGGCGTAGCACTCCCCCAAGATGTCAGCTATCTGGGCGTCCGTACTCAGTTTATCAGGCTTCATCGCTTTCCCCGATATCGAACTTCATCTGCGCCGGGTCCACCGTATTGATCGCCATCTTCGCATCCGTGGCCACCGCCATGAACATCCCGGACAGAAAACACTTCAGCAAGTCCATGTGCACCTTCGCCAACGTATCCGCCACGAACATCACACGCTCCGCGTGCTCCTTCGGCACGATCAGCATATCCTCCCCTAAACAGACGATCAGGTCTTCTTTCGCAGTCCTCTTGAAATCAACTCCTGTGTGCACCATTTCTTCCTCCGCTTATTTTGACATCACGCTAAAGCTACGCGGATGTCAGTTCACTTCCTCGTAATCGGCATCGATTGTCTTGGGCGCATCCTTCTCAATTCGCTTCCGCCCTCGCGCCAACCTCTCTTCAATCGTCACTCCACCATCATTGACGGTGATGTTGTCATTGAACATCCCGAAGATACGCGCCAAGGCCACCAAGGCGCTGTCCTTAGAATACGGCTTCACCCGCACCCTCTTGACTTCCTGCGCGTCATCTCCGCGCCCTTCCTTGTACGTTTCAACCGTGACTTCACCAATCGCGGCAAAATCATCCATACCTGCTTCCGTGAAATCGAAAATGAAATCCCCCGTATCCTCATCGACCGCAATAAAGTTGCCGATGTTAAAGAACGCGATCTTCGCAAGCTCGTCCTTGACACGATCCTGAATATTGTCGGCGCGCTTAATCATGTCGCCACGTCTCTGCTCAAGATACGCAGCAACCTTCGGCGTCGTAAACAATCGCGTGCATTGCGCAAGCGCCGTGGTCTTTGGGTACCCCGCCTTCATCATGGCTTCCGACCGGCTGAAGCCCTGAAGATGGTACTCGACCGCCATGAACTGCGGTTGAGACAGCTTGGCCGCAAGGCTCTTCGATGTCGGGCCTCCTTGTGGCTTCTTATGTCGTTTCGTAGCGATCTTGCGCGTCTTTGGTTTGGCCATTCTCTTCCCCATGCCGTGCGCTTTCGGAATTAAGAGGATGCCCCGGCGCTCTAACGGTCACTGGAAAACCGGAGCGCCGGGGCTTTGGTCTTGCGAGGCGGGGAAGGATGCCTGCTCGACCGCGCCGACTACAGGAAAGCGCACACAAACCGTAGACCGGCACGCCTAGTGTACGAAATCGCAGGCTTTCGGTCAAA